GACAAATTAGATGCGCCCCCACGTTTGCTCCGTTGAGAAGCGTAACAACGCCTAGCGTGTAGACATTAACTGCGCTAACTGTAGCAAATGTAATTGAATTTGAAGTCGGAGTAGATATGACAACATATGTGCCGTTAGTGTTTGTTGGAGAACCCGCAAACCCAGACAAAATCACAGAATCTCCTGTGTTTAAATTGTGCGCCGAGGCAAACGTCAACGTACATACGTTTGAGGCAATTACCGCAGACACAACCGCAGGCGCAGGCGTTTGTGTCGCCTTTGTTGTGATGGCTACCGTAAGAATGTCTGGCAGATTCCCCAGAATAGTATTGTACAACGGAAAAAAGTTTGTGAGGTCAATCGGTACAATTCCACTTCCCCCAGCAGGAGTCGTGAAAGCGTTTACGACTTCGCCGCCAGATAACGCAGTTGCGTTAACGTCTCGAGTTGCAAACGAATTTGGGCTTCCAAGAGCAGACAAAGGTTGAAACGCTGCTCCTGTCAGCACAATTGGATTTCCAGGCGTAGAAGCAATCAACTCAACTACGCAAAGCGAATCGGAGCTGACCATCAACTGTTGAGGCAAAAGCTGGCCGCGATTAATTTGTCCAATTGTCCAAGTTGGATTTATTGTCAGCGTAGTTGACCCAGTCGATGTCGCTTGGTTGCTCGCTAATATTGTGCCGCTTGTGGTTCCAGTAAACGAAACTACGGTTGTGCCAGCAGGAAACGCTGAACTAGAAATTGTCATTCCAACAAATATTGTTCCACTTCCAGCACTATAAGTGCAAGCGGCAGACCCAATTGTCGTGGATGCAGTATTGGTAGCAGTTGCTGTAAGTGGCGCAATTGGCATTACAAACCCTTGAATAGGTTCAACAAAAAATATAGCAGATGCATCGTTTCTTGTTACCCGCGCCATATAGAATAAGCCGTCCGTGCCTTGGTAATAATACGACCTGCCAGCAAATTGATTTGTACCAAGATATGCTGAGGATGCGCTTACTGAACCTAGCGTTGTTGCCGACGTTGTCGTTGTTGTAATGGAAATTGTCGATGGCGACACGTAGGCAGAAGTGTAAGTTCCATTCAATCCCGCTGGAGAAAACCCACTCAGCACAACAGTTGAATTGGACGTAGGCAAACCATGCGCTTTTCTGAAAGTGATTATTCCAGTTGATCCATTTCCAGAAAATGACGCAACTTTTGGCAGTGTAATGCTTGTTCCAACTTGAATGTAATTTATAGTCGAGAACGAACTTACTGACATTGTAGAGTCTGCTAACCCTCCAGTGGTTCCGAGTTCTTGAATGCCCATTACCCGAGGCTGGATGGACAGCACTGGGTATCGCGTAACGTTTGGCGCAACATAGCGTCTAGGTGCCGCTGGGTTCATGCCATACGAATACGTAAATCCTCTCTGCTCGTCTTTCCTGCCTTCTAGCATCACAGATACACCGTAATGGTACATGGTATTTGCAGCAGCAGACCCATTGTCGCGTTGCTCGTAACGCACTGGAAGGTTTCCAGTGCGAGACCATGCTACAACGCCCGCGCCAGTTCCTGGCAAAACCCCGCCACCGTAGTTTCCGTTGTTGCCTGATCCAACTTCGTGCAGCACAAAAGGCTCACCGTTTATCAAAACACCCCACCGCAAACATCCCGCGCCATACCAGGCATACTCCATCCAAAACATCTGGATTTTTGTCCAGTCAATCTGTGATTTGATGTTTTGCGGGTCGCTCCAGTTTTCGTAAGACGTGCGAACGTCTGTGCAAAGGTATTGGAAATTAATATTTCCGCTTATTGCTCCATAATTTGCCGTCGAAAGCGTCACTGTAGTCCCAGAAATTGCAGTGACATACGCATTGCTTCCGAGATTGCTACCGTAAACGTATTGCCCAACAAATAACCCAGTTGCTGATCCAACAGTGATCGTAAACGCACCAGAACTACCTGTAGCGGTTGTCTGCACGATGTATTGCGGAGCAGTTGCTGTCGGGAAATAATTTGTGTCGGTGCGAATTACGCAATACATCCCAGAGGGGTTTGCTGCGCTTGTGGTGCCCTGTTCAAAAAACATCCCATTGGCATCGTCAAAAAATCCAAACCGTTGAAATTGATTTGAATTTGCCGCGCCTAATTGAATCGCAGTAGCCATGAACATGGCTTTGCCCGGCTGATATCGATGGTATGGGCGGGATTGTCTGATTGTTAGCGCAGATGGCGAGCTAGCAGGCAAATACATGGCGCACGCACCCACCCCCGGCAGATGCGTAATAGTGCCACCTCCAGAAGTAAACTCCTCCCAACGAAGAGGTTGTTTGCCGTATTCAAAATCGGCGTCGTAGATGTTTTGCGACATCGACGTTTTGATCCGCCCAACAACGTCTTTGGCCCGCTTTACGACATCGACCCGATTGAGAGTAGAGTTAATTGCCATATTAAGCCCAAATTACGTTAATTCCAGCCCCGCCGATAGCCTTTACTTCTCCTGTTGGAACCCACGAATGCCCAAACTCGAGAAGGGACTGAGTTCCCCCTGTTCCGACAATAATCATAACTCCATTACTCGATGATGGAGTGCTTCCATCAAACGTTACATACAAGGCAGTTGCTGTGACGCTTGTGGGAGAAATTCTAAGGTATTTTCGAGAAGGGTTTGCTGGCAGCAATGTGGTTGCTGTCGCAAGTGCTGCAAAATTGGCCGATTTTCCATCGGCAAACGTAACGCGAGAAGGTGAAGAAGGCATAAGTCAGTAATGTAAAAGCCCAAACTAAGCAGCACCCCCTTTAACAGGGGTGCTGCCGATGTCTACGCTTTCAGATTAAAGACCAGTTGCGCTTGTGGAGCAAGGCAAGGGCTGTCCGTCAAACGGGCAACGCTTGTACAGCACAGGGCAAACGTTCTGCGGGCGAATCGGCTGAATCGCACGAGAAATCTGATAGATGTGCTGTCCAAAATCGCCGTAAAGATTACAATCGTTGTCCCGGAAATACGTCCACTCCAATTCTCCCATAGCCAACTGCGGAGCCCACTTAAACGTCCCCTCTCCGGCAAAGTTCTCGGGAACCAAGCGTTTGAAGGCGTCTCCAGCAACCACGAAACCCAGCTCATATGGGGCGTTAACCCAATCAGGATTACGACGTTGCGCAAAGCCGTTAGTGACGGCAGTCGAGATGATCGGATTGACCAGAACAAGGTTGCCACTAGAATCAAATCCAGTAGACCTAAGTGGCTGCTGATCAATGCCAAAAGCAAACCCACGATAGCCTTGGAATTGGTAGCCCTGAATTGCATCTTCACCGAGCTTGAAGCTTCCGGCCGTAAGGTACAACAGATCTTCTTTCACATCCGCATCATTACGAATGTTTTCGATAGCGTCTGCGCCCAACATGACCTGAAAAAATTCGCCTTCTTTGGAGGCAAAAGGTTCAGCAAGCATTTCTTCGCGGAGGAACGTGCCGATGCGGTACAATGTTTTAAAGTTAAGCGGCCCATCAGGAAGGGTTTGCGCAAACTTTGTATTTATGTACTGCATGTCTCCAGTGAGGTTTGTGCCAAACGAAGCGGTCGTGTTGATCACATATTTGACGCCAGACTGGATCAGGTACTGATAGCGAATGTCAGCATTAATAAGCTGAAGAATTGTTTTCTCAAGCGAAACCTGAGCCTGCAAGTAGCTTCCTTTGAAGGCAGTACGTGCTTGTTTAACGCATACGCGAGGGCCAGCCCCACGGAGCGTTTGCAGGTTGAACTGGTACTCAGTAGAGCCAACCTGATCAGGCGTGGCACCAACGCCGCACAAAGTCGTATCATCGACAAATGTAGGGCTCGCCAAAGAAGCGGCCGGAACAGCCATTTCCTCGACAACGGAACGCACAACATCAGAAACGTTGGGTAAAGTCCCACCGTCGATGCTGTTAATGTAGGGACTTTTTCTGGCCAAGACCTTCGCGATCTGGCCGATGATCCTGTTAACATCCTTGCTTGCAAAGTTTTGGATTGTAGCAAGCGGAATACAGTTTGAATAAGAGGGCATAATTTAAGTGAGTTTCTAAGTTTGTTTGTTGTTGGGGGCGTTTAGTTTGTTGCTGCTCGGATTCCAAAGCCTGCTTCTTCTTTTGCAGGGTCTCGATATCCTCGATTCATGGTTCGGCTTGCGCCACTGTCGTTTAGCCATGCTCCGCCTCGCACTCGGCGACCGTAAAGCGGAATGGCGTCATCAAAACACCACTCAAACACGTTGCCGGACATGTCGTATAAGCCTAGCTCGTTAGCGGTTTTAGTGCCTACAGCCTGAGCTCCAGCATTCAGCGAAGGCTGATTGTCTCGAGTCCACGCCACGGTGTTTGCAGTGTTGCTGCCAGCGTACGTGTAACTGCCAGAGCTAACGCCGCCCCACGCCGCCCACTCCCATTCTTTTTCTGTGGGCAACCGATATCCAGTTGCAGTTGCGTCAACGTTTGGAATCGTGTCACCAGACGTATACAGCACCGTCCCAACCAAAGTCCCAGTGGCAACAGCGGTGCCGGAGACTACGGTTTGGTAGGTGAAGGTCGTTGCGTTAACGACAAACACAGGCTTGGTCAGGTTATAGCCAGCAGGAGTTGCCCCAGTGACTTTCACCCAATTGCCAGAGGATAGCCTGTGCCCGCTTGGGACGATTGCCGTGGCAACCGTTCCTGCGCTAGTGAGCGACCCAATAGACACCGTGCCAGTGTTGTACACAGGAGTTAACGTGCCTTGCTGGAGCGTGGCGGCATTCATCCATTTGCACGCATCGTAAAAATTAACGTTTTCAACGGGTGCTGTGGCCGAATTGCCGGATCCAACAAGGCTGATATCGAAGCCTCCAATTCCGTTTGCGTACGTGCGAACAGCTTGGAACTCCGTCCAGTTAACTTCTGTGGTGCCGATTTTCACAGACGCTTGCGTCTGTCCTTTGAAATTAGTGCCAGTCCCGAACGTCCCTCCAGTAACCGTGACAAGCGTGTTCCACGCTGCGTTTACAGTTGTTGCTGAGACGCCCAAGGCCAACGCTAAAACTACAACGATTTTTTGAATGAGTTTCATCTGCGAGTTGGTGTGGGTTGGTGCTTGACCTAACCCCTCGTGGAAACTCAGGGCTACAAGTCAAAGCAAAGGGCTCCGAATGGAGTCCGATTGACTACTAGTAGCCCCCGTCGTCTGGGCAAAATTACGACCTATTTGCGGTTTACGTCCGCCAACGAGCTTCATGCGGAGAAGCTGCCCCGTGATTGGGTTTATGACACAACGCCAGTTTCCTGACAAGCTGTTTCAAAAATAATCTTCATTCTTTCAGATCTTGGCGTGTCTCCTCTTTTAGATGGCGACACCAAAGAGTCGATAATTCCGCCATTCAGCTCCGGCTGAACACTGAGAATATCAAATTCATTTCTGATTCCGTTTCCTTCTATCAGGTCGTCCGATATGAATTTTTGAATGCACTTTCCCGCATGCGGCCCGCTCACGTAAAATACGTTTGCTGGCCCCTCAGGCAGTAAAAGCGTCCCCTTTTCCATTAATTTTTTGCCTTGAGACGCATCAAAGCCAGCGTTGACCACGTCGTAATCACTCATCCAGCCCCCTCCGGCTGCGTGGATGGCGCACCAGCGGGTGAACCTAGCCAGAATGGCTTGGTACTGCTGAGTGAGCTCAGGAGGCAGTTTTAAGGCTAACCCAGCCATTTTCTGCATCAGCTTATTGTACAACGGAGATCCTTGAGCGTGAGATCGATTGAGCATCACGGGCTCCCAGTGGTGGTGTTGCCATGACCCCTTCCAAATATTTGCACACGTAAATTCTTCCTGCTGGTTGTCGCCAGGCAGCGATTGATAGTATGAATAAATTCTCATTAGTACGCTTTAAAACCGACGTGTTTTACTGGAAGCCCAAGATCAATGTGAGGTTGATGGCCAGCCATTTTTGCCCTGCGGCAGAACGAAACGTCTTCTCCTATCGTGTGAGATGTTGGGCGGAAGTAATCAAATGGGATCTGCGGATCCTTTGACCCAAGCTCTGGAAACATCTTTGCAATATCCTCAAACACCTTTCGGTGTACAAGAAAACATCCAGTGCCAACCCATTCTACTGGCCGAACCTGATCAGAATATTCTCGAGCAAGCTGTTCCAAAGACAGGTCGCTGCACATTAACCTCCCGTTTTCCCTGCGGCCAAAATACGCAGCTCCAACTAGGCTTTTGTTTGCCCCAATCAAGCGTTGCAGCACGTGGCGTTGCAAAGGCATGTCTGGGATTGTCTGAGCGGTTGGAACCCATGCTCGAAACCACCCAGGGCGACCGATGCTAGGGATCATGTCGTCGTCCAACATCAGCAACCATTTTGCATCCGTTTTTAGGAATAGGTCAGCAATCAGATTTCTGGCGTGATAAACCATTGAGTCGCCCATCACTACATCAAATCGGATCTTGTCCTTGCCAAAATCCAACGCAAGAGCCGTCAGTACAAGCGCAGTGATTGGGTTGGATCCCTTGAGCCAAGGAAGCCCGATAAAAATATCCCTGCCAGCAAACTCGCACTGGTATTCCGGCGTCTTGTCTACGCGATGGCATTTAATCCATTCCTTGGCCTCTTCTTCTTCTGCGGGCTTTGCTTCAGGAGCTCCCATTCCGATGTCTGCAAACTCCGGCGGGTTAATTAGCTCGTCGTCTTCTTCGTCATCCAAATCAGGCGGCTCAACATCCGGCATCCTTGCCTCTGTCAATGGGGTCTGCCTAATTGGCTGTGCTCCCTTTAATGCCGCGGGCCTTGGAGTTGGAGTCTGAAATGGATTTGCGGACGAAAGAGCTCTTTCGGTCACAAGCTCTTGAGGCGTCTTTTTATCGGTAGGAGGTTGTTGTTGTGCCATAAATTAATTACGCCCCAGCCTCATCAAGCCCAGCGTCAATTGCGTCTCCTGCGGACATTTTGATTCGGTCAGAAAGGTTATTGCTTGGACGAGCGTTTGAGTTGTTTACGTTGCTTCGAGGAGCCCTCCCCGCGCCCTTTAGTGCGCTGTTTTCTGACATCAGCTTCTTAATAGTGTCAGCGTCCTGCTTTCTTGCTGTCTGCTCAAACTGAAGCTGCCTTGTGAGTACGTGCGAGTACACGGCCGCTGCGTACACTGCCGCCTTTTCCTTGGGCGTGCGTGCATTTTTGGCAGAATCATACTTTCCTGCCAAATCTTGCATTGTCGCGTTGTGAGATTCAATTTTCTGAACCTGCTCCGGCGTTGCGCTTGGAGGAACTTCTTGGAAGCGAAACGGAGTATTTTGGGTCAGCTCTTCAATGTAAGATTGCTCATCTTCCCAATCCCTTACGGCTGACTCGTACTTCTCGTATTCTTTTTGATGAAGCCACTGCTCCGAATTTTCCTTGGCCTGCTTCAGCTCGCCATCACGAGCGGCCTCAACGTCTTCAATCTGCGCCATCGCATTCTCAATTCTACGGGCGTCAGTGAATTTTCCAAGCCCTTGCAGCTTGTCGATGATCTGAGTCTTCCACCAAGCCTCAGTAATCTTGGTAGGCCCACCCTTCTCTTCAATTGCTTTGATAGACTCTTCTGGAACATCGTACTTCCTTAATAGAGAATATATTGTGCCTTTTGATTCATTGATTGGGGCGTCGTATTTTGCCCTAAAAGAAGGATCATTCTGAATGTCCAAGATTGCGGCACGCTGCCTCCATTCTTGGTAGTCCGGCGGAAGCTGCGGCTGCTGCATTTGCGCAGCTTGAGTTTGCAGATCTTCGAGACGTTGCTTTAGAATGCTGGTTTCCGCTGCTTGCTTCTTGTAGTCACTGAGAGACTTACGCATGCTCTCCCAGTTGCCCATCTGCTTCTCAGACATGCCTTGCGGCGGCTGAATTGCAGCAATTTCAGGATCTAATTCATCAGGAGCTGTCCTAGAATTTGTCCCAGAATTTTGATCTCTAAATCCTTGCTGAGTAGAGGAATCCTGCTGAACATTTCTTGTGTACTGGTTAGAGTTGTCCTGAGTTGTGTCCGCTCCAGATTCAATTGAATCAAGCAGCGAATCAAACGCATCGCTCGACGATTGATTGATCGGGTCAGCGTCTAGTTTTGCAGCCCCACCATCACGGTTTACCGCATTGGTTTCGGGTACGTAGTTTTCTTCGATGTTGTCGTCGTCCATAAATTACATTGATGTAAATCCGCCTGCTGAGGCGTCTTCTTGTTGAGGTGATTCTGCCAAAATATCGTCAATGGCCTTGAGCATGAACTCGCAGCCTTCCTTGTACTTAGCGCAAAGGGCTACTTGCTCTATGGATGTCATTCCAAGGTGCATTGGAATAAGCGAGGCCATGTACGCCCTCAGCCTTCCGCCTGTTCTGTTGTTGTATTCCTTAAACCGTGCTGTGTCTGATAATTCCCAATTCATAAATTAATAACCCGTAGGGGGCTTTGGTGGATTTGCAACTTGACTAATCAAGCCTCCTTGAGTCGGATTTTGCGCGGAGTAAACGTTTCCCATTTCACGCTCGTGCGCAGCAGTTTGCATCTGCCCCATGTGTGATTGATGAGCTGCCGCAGGAGAGATATCAGGCGGCGGCGGAACATTCATTCCTTTTGTAATATGCTGATGCGCTTTGTGGTATGCCTGTTTGTACTGCGTTATTTTGTCATTTGGTGCGCCTTTTGCTTCTGCTGACGCAATGTGCGTCCCAAAGTGAGCCATTGCAGACATGAAAGGCTTCACTCCCTCGGGCGGCAGTGTCCCAGGCGGGATGCTTGCAATTACTGGCATCAGCTTTTGCATCATCGTATCGAGATGCACTAAGTCGTTATCTCGTGGAGAGACTGGCACGTCGCTTCCTGCAATAATTGACTGAAGCTCAACAATTTGTTGGCGGGTTGCCTCAATCGCAAGTGCCTCCACGGCATCTTTTGGAAGAATAACTTCATTCGCGACTGCCTCTCCCATTTTCCGAACCCAATCCAACTTAATGAGCGTGTCCTGATTGATGTTCGGATTTCCCATGTACCGTTGGATCATACCGTCCAGAACCTGCATATCCTGAGCCGCAGTGTCAGCAAGCAATTCTGCCGCTGGGCCATACGCCATAATCAGAATGTCTGAAGGCGGCACATTTTTGTCCAACATTCCCAGCACGCACGCGATCGCGTCTTCGTCTAAATGTTCCGGCACGTCAAATGGGATCAGAAAGTTTGGCACTTCCATGCCAGCCTTATCAAAAGCGTCAACAACATCTCTGCGTGCCCAAGCTGCTTTTGGCTGAACTTGGCGGGCCATGTCCAGCTTGCCCTTTAGGTCGGCCGCTGCTTTAAGGTGCTCTGGGTGGCAAATGCCACGCTGCATGCGTTCAACCCCTTTTGAAAACTGGCGCGAAAACCGCATCAGAATTCCTTCACGAAGCTGGTTTTCAATCGCGGCAACTCGATTAACCTCGGATGCTGTTTTGCGCTGTTGAGTCTCAACTGGAGCACCAGGCAAAAAGGTTCCGACTTGAATCTCAGCGAGCTGGCTGACGAACTGGTCAAGCCGCAGGAAATCTTCAATATCAGCGGGTAAGCTCTGCGGGATTACGTCATACCCCTCGCTCACCAGCGCAACAGGATGATGAACGGTGAGCGGGGCAATATTTGGCTTCGCGTTCGGCCCCTTTTTCATCAAGAGAAGCCCCTTGATATAAGCATTGTCCACAACGAGATTACGGGCCTTATCGACCGACACGTGTGTGTTGTAAAGATCTCTTCCCGCACCTCGGCTTGACATCAAGTTTCCTGATCCTATTTCGACACTGAACAACGCGATAGTGTCCGACATGCGATTGTACCGATCGATCTGGGTGCAAATTTCATCGCCACTCTTATCGTCGAAGAGGAAGCGGCTAATTTTGCCATGCGGCTCCTTAACCAATATCTCCCCAAGCTCAACGTATTTTGCGTCGTTTTCGTAACTTGCTCCGTATGAACCTTCTCGGATCCAATCTTCGTATCGTCTTGCGTCATCGTCTGCGTCTAGCGTGCGTCCGGCCGGAATGGCATTATTGATTGCCTTGACTAAATTGTTGATGTGCCACCCCGCAAGAATGCTGATCTTGTGGTTTTCAAGAATCGGCATCAGCTCAGAGATTTGATAGCGGCGTTTCCGCGCCCAAATTGGCGTAGCGTCCGCCACGTGAGGTGTTTCAATTGAAAAGAAAGTGTAATCCTGCCTCAAAAAATCCGGCTTCCAATCGCGCATGTCATCCCAGCACCAACCGCAATAACCAAACGTCGTATTTTCGTGTACTGTCTGGGCCACAAGGTCGTCAAATCCAGGCCACGAGCGTATAGATTTGGTGATTTCGTCCCGAAAAACCTTTGTCTTGTATTCGGAGTCGATGGACTCAATTGGATATTTGCTAAATGTCAGCGTGGCTGCGCTTTCGACGACTTGTCGGAAAGGCGGCTGGATACGGCTGACCATAGTGCTAAGAAACCCAGTAGGCCGATTGCTGCGCCAATTCTGACCAACAGATTCAAGTTTTTTGGGTTGGTAGGGCGGCTCATTGTTCAGCTTTTTTTGAATTAATTGATTCTTGCGGTTCCTCTCGACATTCTGCTGCTTGAGTCTGCGGTAGGCTGAATGAGCTTGCTGGGCGTCTTTAAAAGTGCGCCGGACTGTCAGCGTGTCCTTGTCTACAGTGTCCCTGTTTGATTCGTCTGGGTTGACCACGTTCAGGTCTAGAACCCGTGGAATGTCGTGGTGGTCGCCTACACGTGGACTTCTGTCCACGAATTTGTCCGTTACGGCTGGCGCAAAAGGTTTTAGGTTTGCCATAAATTACAAGTTTACCCAGCAAAATTCAGGAAGGTCTGTCGCCTTCTGGAAGATATCCCGATCCAAAAAGATGGCCGTTCTGTTGTCGTGCCGCATGCTAGTGCATCCCCCGAGCACTGCGCTCGAGGCTGTGTCTCTGGCCTGCCGAAGGCTTGCGCACGCTCGATCGGTGACAACTACGCAGCTTGCGCATCCCCCGCGCCAATTGACGTTTTTTGGGCACCCCCTGCAAATCTTGGCTCTAGCTTCTGCGAGCTCGTCGCTAACAAGCTGAACTGGGTTGTTGCCAGCCAGAATGTTTCTCGCCCACGTCTGAATGTCTTCAAGCAGCTTTGCCTGATTTGTTTGAGGAGTGAGGCTCTGTACCGTCACCATGTCTACCCCGTGGCAATTGTTTGGCCAGTTGCCGCAAATGTACGCATTTACGTCACCCTCAACGTCACCAACTGGAATGCCATTCTGCGCCCTGTATTCCTCGACGGCCGTCAGCAGCGACTTGTAGTCAAATGCAGTAATGCGAACGTCCGACTGAACGCAGTGCCATCCACTAGGCGGGATTAATCCGATGATCGGTTTTGCCATAAAGCTACTCTACACTACAAATTCGTGATGACAACGGGGACAAATACACGTATCTGAGGGCTCTTTTTGCGGTTTTTCTGCAATTTCAGGCTCAATTTCGGGAGAACCGAGCAATTCATCAAGCTCTTCCTTGGTAAACCCTAGATCAACAATGTCCCATCCCCCTTCGCGGAGCTCTTCAATTTCAGCGGCCAAAACGTCAAAGTCCCATCCGGCCATGAGCGCAGATTGATTGTCTGCAATCGTGTAGGCTCGAATCTGAGCTACCGATAAATCGTAGAGCACAATGCACGGCACCTGTTTCTGGCCAGCCAGCTTTGCGGCTTCCACCCTGCCGTGCCCAGCAATAATCTGGCCATCCTTTGAGATCAGCACTGGGTTTGTGAACCCAAACTGCTTGATGCTCTCTGCCAAATGCCGGATCTGCTCTGGGCTGTGCGTTCTTGAATTGCGATCGTACGGGAGGAGCTCCTCCGCATTCCGCATGACGACCTCAAGCTTGCTGGTTTTCATACATCCTCTTGTGAGATTCGCACATGTTTACAAGCTGCCCGCTCGCCAGCTTTACTTTTTTTGAGGACAGAATATCGCACCGAGCATAACTCGTGGAGCCGTCTTCGTTCTTGGTCACCTCAATATGCCCGCAGCCTTTAAGCTTTGGAATCGCAGGAATCTTGTCGTTCGGATCTTTCATAATCGATAAGGAAACCACCCAGGCACCGTCACACGACGGGCTGGGGGTTTTCCGTAACCATCCCGTTCATTTGGTTAAGCCGGAATGCTTGCACGGCCTTGTGTCATAATCAACTGGAAAGGGGGGTTCACGCAACTGGGGGTTCAGAAGAGCCCGAAGGGTTCCAGTTTTTTTTCTGGATGAAAACGGTGTCCCTCCCGTGGCAGTGTTTGCAGTCCTCAGACGCCTCACCGTTGAAGTAGCGCATCGAGCGCACGTTTACTGTGCTCTTGAACTCGCATTCATTGCACTCTTTGTAGTAATCGGCCACAAACCTTGCGGCCTGCTGCTTGCCTATCCGGCGCACATCTCTGATTAACAGCTCGGGCACATGCAGCGGCCCCATCCAAAGGATTTGGTCTTCGTGCCCCTGAGCCAAGAGCGGGAACCCATTTAGGATTTGGCTTGGAGTGATGTGCAGGATCTGGCCTTGGTCAGACAAGTCAATATTCCCAGCCGTGTCAGGGAATGGCAAAAGGCGGATCCAATAAAACCCAGCTTTCTTGGGCTGCGTCTCGGAAAACAAATACCAAAAATTTCTCAGTAACGGCTTCATTTCAATGTGGCCTTAAACTCGTCAAGACGCCTTGTGAATTCATCCAATGCCTCTCTGTCCAACGGAGCAAACGGATCCGGCAAGAGCTCTGCCTCGAGCTCTCTGGCTTTGGCTGCGATAACACGAAGACGCTCGCCCTCCGCCCTTCTGTTGTCCTCTTCCTCAATGGCTTTTTGCTCGGCCAACCAATTTGGCACGTTGTCCTTGTAAACAAGCTCAAGAGCCCATTTAGCCCCGCATGCCTTGCATGTCCCTTTGGTGTCAGCGCACGAATCAAGATGTCCGTACTTTGCGGCCCTCTTGCTGGTAACCTTGCGAATGTCGTGACACTCATCGCATTTGGTAACTCTGTGCTCATGGAAGTGAGACAACTGCTGCCTATTCAATGCCTTGTGGTCGTCGTTATCAAAAGCAAGATTGATTGGGCCAAACCAAATAACCTCATCTGGGGCTGGTTGAAAAAACTCAATCTGAGAACATCCATCCCACCGTTCAACAAACTCCAGCGTTTCAATGTACCCGTCGATGTCAGTCTCTTTGTCTATGTCTAAAAACACTGTTTTGACGTTTACTAAATCATGTTCCAGCCTCTCTCCATTTGTCGGCAGAGGGTAATATTTGATCCAGTAAAATCCGTGTTCTGTGGGCTTTTTATGAGCCCATAATGTCCATCCGTTCTTTGATTTATTCATGTATCGATTGATTTATTGATGCTGCATTAATCGTCCAAAGGATGCCGTGGCTTCCTCCGGCGGGACACTTTTTGAGTATTTGACGGACTCAAGGTGGGATCCGGCACCTTTGGCCTATTTACTGTAGGCTTGCTTTCAATGAAATAACTTATCCACAAAAAGTTCAAGCTCACACCTACATTAAGCATGCACTCCGTCCAGCTAGGCGTCGAGAGTGTTGCAATGTTTGCGAGGGCACCACAAAGCGTCACGCACATAGCTGCTTTGCACGCGATTGCGCCCCAAGGTCTTTTGTAGATTACGCTCTCTGGATCACCAAAGACCTTCATAATCATGTGGAAAGTCGATCCAACCAGCAGGACATTAGCGGCGACGTTTATAGGTTCGATTGGGCTCATCTGTTTCTGTAGGCGGTGTTGGTACAAATAATTTATTGCTAAGAGTTTCCACGGCTCTTAGGCCACAGAACCCAAGCAAAAATGCCGCAGCGTACGAGTATTGCGGCTCGCCATCTAAGTGTGCCAATTTCAAAATCAAAGGCGTTACGTAGTTTGCAGAAGCCGCTCCGCCAATTAGGCTTACAAGCGTTCTTGGCAAACTTTCCCCAGCCTGCTTTGAGCTCATAAGCAGGCTCCCGAAGAGGCCAGCAATGGCCAGCCCCAAGTCAATTCCGGCCTGCTTTAAGTCAATCATACCCAAGCCAAAAAGGTTAAATTACTGGCCGGAGAAGGAAGCTTCCCATTCTCGTTGTAGATGCCGGAATACGGAGTAATCTTGCTCGGCGGCAAGCCGGATCCTTCGGTGGCGGCGGGCGGCAGCATTCGATGTGGCTCAGCCAACACCTGAAGCCCAGCAGGGGGCGTGGTGTTTGTGTACTTCTGCACCATCAGCGGAATTGAGGGCACGGGCAAGACAGTCATGCTCGGAGTTTACTCATCAAAATCCACAAAAGCTACTGAATCTATAATGGATACCAGCTCTTTCTCGCGGGGCTCAGGCTTCTTTTTCTCGGCCATTGTTGCCACAACTCCGGCCCTTTGACGCATCAAGTAGACCAGCATGCTGAGCGAATCGAGCTCGTCGGGGGACTTTTGTCGGGTGCGCTTGCAGTAGTCTTTCTTGGGCTCAACCCGAACTAGGCCGCGGCCTTTCTGGGTGTACCTGCGGCCAATTGCCTGCTTCACGAGCTCGTCGGTTCGGAAACCTGGTGAGATCTTGAGCCACCCAAATTCGAGGTACTTGGAAAGCCCAAACAGCAGCTCGGTCACGAGTCCGTTGTAGAGCTCGTTGGCTTTCTTGCTGTCGTCCCCGAGGATAGGAACGTCAGACGCAGCCCACGAGTAGTTTATCCCCATCACCTCGGTGCCAAAGATGCTGGTGAGCAAATCGTGAACGCCGGATCCATTCCCAGTTCGATCGACGCACAGCCAGTTTGGAGTGATGCGCATCTGAGAGCAGAACTTCTTGATGGCCTGCGCCTGCTCAAGCGTCTTGGCTTTTGGGAATGGGATCTGACTGTCGAGCTGAAGGACGGTGCGCGGCTCCTTGAATTCATTAAACTTCCCATTGCGCCCAGTCCAGCCGTCAGACAGCCCAAATCGGCCGTACGAGCACATGACCTGATCGATCCCTTCCATTGCAAGGTCGAATGCGGCAAGAGCCACGACAGGGCCAGTGAAGCGCACGACGCCCATTGCGTTGTCCATCATGGCGGGCGTTATGATGCCCATGCTGATCCCCTCGTCTGGAAACCAACCCCGAGCCATCGTCATCGACTCTGGCGTCTGGCCTCGGGCAACGTAGTTCATGTAGCCCTCGTACGTTTGCAGCCCTGGGTACACCACCCTCCGCTCCGTCACGTTCTCACAATCCGCAGCGTCGAGCCTGACAACCTGCCATTTCTCGCGGCTCACCCAGTCCTTGTCTACCTCGCACTCCACACTCCCCCACCCGTACTCCGGCTCGCACTTACGGCCGAAGTGGGACGTTCGGTCGCGGGGGTTGGAAGCGGCAAAGATCTTGATGCGCCCAGGCACGCTGGAGTCGGCGGCGGACAGGATGTTGTTGATGCCCGCCCACACCCCCTCTGGGATCTCCTCGGCCTCATCCAGAATGACATGCGTGCGAGACACCTTTCCCCAGCGGTGATGCGCCTTCTTAGTGCTGCGCGGCGACGGATGAAACCCACGCAGCGTCCCATGCCCAGTCTCCCCTTTGGGTATAGCCACGAGATGCAGTCCCTGTTTGGAATCCTTTGTCGTCTGAATGCTTGTGGCAAAGTCCTCGTCGAGCCCAAGCGGCTTCACAAGTGCCGTGCGATGAAACGTTTTCATGGAGGCAAAAATATTTCGCTCCGCATGCTCTCGCGTCAGCGAGACGACTTTTACGCACGTCCAATTTGGGTCGCGCCACCAGTCTAAATAAAACCAAGCTGCTGCGCCATAAGACTTTCCCATCGATCCGGCACCTTGAACTAGCAACTTATCATGCTGGAAAAGCCCCTGCCACACACGCTGGCAGCTCTGGGGCCTCCAATCAAACGCCTGCGGCCCCCACAATAGATGCGCCCCCGCCTCAAAGAGGTCGGCATCCAACAACGTTTGCACGTAGTCGCGAATGATGTCCTGCGCCTGTTCAAGGCTCAGCTCTAGCCGTTCAGTGACATTGCTCGCGTTTTGGGCGATGTATCCAGCCGCCCTGATGATGCCGACCTCTTCGTTGTCGTCAATGTATCGTCGGGCAATCTCAACGACTGCCATCGACCTAGAAACTGCCTCAGGAAGTCCCATGTCAGATCACAGGCTCATGCGTCAAGGGCGCAAAATGATACGACCATTGCTCCGACCCAAAGGCTGCACAAAGAGCCCTGTGGCGTCGCGTCGCACCCGCAAACGCATGGTCTGACCCAACAGCCAGCCTGGGTTCTTGTTGGGGCTCGTTCCTGTAGGCTGCGTGGACTTAAAGACGGCAAAGGTCTTAGTGACGGCACAACAGTAGTAGGTAAGGTCTGGCATGCTGGCAGCTTCGGCGTTGGACTGAACGTCGTAGGGGCGCAAACCATAATTCGTAAGCGAGTTCGTGTAGCTGGTTCCCTCAGCAAAATACGTAGCCATGCGAGATAAATATCACGCTATGACACAGAGGGCAAGGTTTTGAAAATTTCGTATAACCAGTCGGGAGAGCTAGCT